CGGAACCGGGCTGTCGGTCAAGGAGGTCGCCGCCGCCGCCGGCTGCACCGACCCTGTCATTAACATTCTTGTTGTCAATGACAATGATTTCGTGGCGTTCCGCAACAGCAACGGAAACACGGGACTGCATACGCTGATTGAGATCTACGACGGGGCAGTATCTTACGATGTTCTGACTTATTTCGATGAAATATCGTCCGGCGACTCGACATCCTCGGCTAAGCTAAGAGCAGCCGAGACCGTTGGGGAGGAAAACGCGCTCAAGTCCGCGCTGTCATACCTGCGGTCTTCGTCTTTCTCGTACACCGGCCTGATCGGACAGCTCGAATATGAGGGGTATACTCATGCCGAATCTCTGTTTGCTGCCGACAACTGCGGCGCTGACTGGTACGAACAGGCAGCAAAGTGCGCGGAGTCGTATCTGAAACACTCCTCGTTCTCAAAGTCAGGGCTGATTGACCAGCTCAAATATGAGGGATTCTCTCAGGAACAAGCCGAGTACGGCGTCGCAAAAGCAGGATATTAACAGATTACAGCCTGTGCCCAATTAGGGCACAGGTCAATTTATAGGGAGGAAATCCATGCCGCGCAAAGACGCGCCTGAATTTTATTACAGCAAGAGCCGCGACGCATATCGAAAGCGGCTGCGGAACCCTGTCACCGGCAAGTGGGATATTGAGGTCTGGGGCAAAACAAAGGCCATTGCGCGCGAAAAAGCCGACTGGCGTCAGGCCGAGCTTGACGCGATGGGCATGGACGGGCAGCTGCACGTCTGGCAATACGCTGCCCGGTGGTACGAGTTGAACACGGTCAACCTGTCGCCCAAGGGACGCGCGAACCATAAGAACGCGATAAATAATCACATCTGCCCGGTGATCGGACACATGCTCCTTGCCGAGGTCAAACCGGATGATATCAAGGCCGTTATGGCAGCCGCGGGGTCGCTGAGCAAATCAACACAGCAGAAGATCGTGACGACCCTTAAAATGGTATTCAGTGCGGCGGAGGACAGCGACCTGATTCTAAAATCCCCCTGCCGCAATATAAAGGCCGGAGGCCGGAAAGCCGTCGAGAAAAAGCCGCTCACTCAGGCGCAGCAGCGCACCGTGCTGGAGGAGCTTAAGGACGAGAGGATATATCCGTTTATTCTGCTTTGTCTGCTCTGCGGCTTGCGGCGTGAGGAGGCTTTCGCGCTGCAATGGGACTGCGTGCATCTCGACGATGCCGCGCCATACATCGAGGTTCGGCGCGCCATTCGCTGGGAGTCAAATCAGCCCGTTGTGTCCGAACAGCTAAAAAGCGACGCCGCCGAGCGCAATATCCCGGTTCCGGATTTGCTGCGAGATGCGCTGCGCGCTCTGCCGCACGAGGGTGACTATGTCTGCCATATCGAGGGAGGGCGACCGTATAGTGAATCGGCCTACCGCCGCGCATGGGAAGCCGTAACCGGCAGGGAAGTGCGCCCGGTGACATACACTAGCGCGCGCACCGGAAAAGAGGTCTGCGTCCGTCTGAAGCTTGGGGATAAAGTGCCGTTCCGGCGCTACTGCGCAGCGTTCGATTTTCATTTTTCGCCCCATCAGCTCCGACATACATATATAACCGAGCTTATCCTCAGCGGCACACCGCTTAAGCGCGTCCAGTATCTGGCCGGGCACAGTTCCGTCAAGCTCACGCTCGACGTTTACGCCCATCTGCTTGATAATGCCCCTGCCGACGCCCTCCAGAACGTAAATGATAGCTTCAAACACCTGAGGGGCAGCATTGAGGGGACAACTGAGATAGACAAGGTCTGATGCATTGCGGCGCAGTCACTTAAAGACTCGGGGGCGCAAGTTTGGTAAGGATGAGGTCCCCAGTTCGAATCTGGGTAGCAGCTCCAAGGAAAAACCCCGGAATCTCAATGATTCCGGGGTTTTTCCTTTTAGTCAAACGGTCTCAAAACGCCCCAAATTTGCCCAGATTTTGGGGGGCATAATGGGGGGCGTAAAAGCCCTTTGGGGGGCATAATGGGGGGCATGAACCGCCCTATTTCACGACCTTGTGATAGTACTCGGCGAGCTTCTCCGAGGGAGCCGGGCCGTCCTTATCGAACAGGAACGCCTTGGCGAGATCCGCGTAAAACTCCGGCCGGTCGACGCCGTATTTGACGCCAACGGGGAAGTAATCCGAATACATCATGTTCATCGCAGCGCAGAACTCCTCGGCCGTTACATGGTCGAACGTCACACCGATCGCTGCGGCGATGCTGGAGGTCTGATCCTCCGTCCAGTGCTGGCCGGTCGAGCCGTCGGCATTGTCCATGTGCTGGAGCCATGCGCGCAGCTCAATGTCGGTCAGGCGCTCGCTGGTGTGGGCGTCGTCCTCAATCCCGGCGCAGTGCTTCAGATGCTCGACAGCGTCCAGGCATTCGATCATGCTCTTGACTGCCTCGGCGGAGCCCTCGGTGACGGGCAGCTTCATGAATTCGGCCAGCTCTTTTTCAAGCCGGGCTTTATAATCGGATATATGTTCTTTGTTCATCTTGCTTTCCTTTCTTAAGCCTGCATAATGTGGGCATATAAGCTGTCCACATCTGCTGCCGTAAACGTCAGCGTCCCGATGATCGGCAGCGTGATCGGTGCCGGTCCTTTCTCGGCAGCAGGTTTAATATACTGATATATCTTTTCAACATCCACGTTGCCTGCCTCATCCACGAGGTTCAGCGCCGCGAGTGCTTTGTTCTCGTTCAGCTTTTTCACAAGCTTCGGGGCTTCTGCCACATAGGCAGCCGCAGCGGCAGAGAAGAGCCACCTATTAGCTCCGGACATTTTCGGTACGACCTCATTGTCGAGGTACCGAGAGATTCCGGTCTGCACTTTGTCTATACTGACCATGTTTCAAATCCTTTCATTACAGCAGGGGAGGCATACGCCTCCCCCGGTTTGCTATGGCTTAGGTGGTCGCACCGGCGGCGGGCGTCACGATCTGAACCTTGACGTCACCCCAGCCGGGGCAGACGTTCCCGTTAGGAATGACGGTCTTAGTCAGACCCATGAGAGCCGCGACCTGAGACTGAAGCACGCTGACAGCGGCGTTGTTGACACCGTTGTAAACGAGCTGCTGCTTCTCAAAGTCGCTGAAGCGATCCTTCAGCGCTCCGACCTGGCCGTTGATGTTGTTATAGACATCAACGAGCTTCTTGTCGACATCAGCCTGCGCCTTAAGGATGGCGTTCTCCTGGACGAGACCGAGCTCGTAGCGGCTGACGGGCTTGTCCTCGCTGGGAACAGTGCGACCTCCGCCGAAAGCAGCGGCGAGAGCAGCGCCGGCTGCCATGCCGGAGAGATCAGCCGCGGAGGCGTTGCCGCCGAAGAGATTGCCGAGTCCGCCATTGAAGATGCCGGAGTTCAGAGCACCGAGCGCGGTGCCGATGATGCCGGTGGTCAGGCCGGCGTCAGCTGTGGCCTTGCTTGCATATTCCATGCGTTTTCCTCCTGTCATGTTTTTTTTCAGCCCGTAGCGCTCCGGGCTTCCTGCTTATATTCTAATCTAAAACCGCCTCCCAGACCGGCACGTAAACGGCAGGGAAGCGGCAAAACAAGGGCAGCGCGGTCGGCGCTGCCCTTGTCATATCAATGTGGCTATTTTGTTTTTGATCCTCCGGATGCGGTTCCGGACGGTCTCTTCACAGACGTGACACTCGTCTGCTATCTGCTTGTAGCTCCATCCCCGGCCGCGGAGCCGGAGGATCTCGACCTCTTCGTCGGTAAACCCGCAGTCCCGTTCCAGCTGCTCGCGCAGCTCTCGCGGAAACTGCAAGGACGCCCTCCTGCCGGGCGTGGTAAGCTGCTCGCGCAGCTCTGCCGATATCGTCATATCATACCGGTCGGCAAGCCCGGAGCGCGGCAACGCTCCCCCTGTGCGGCCTGACGCGGCTTGCGTCAGACCCTGTTAATATTTATTCGGACTTACCCAGTTGTTTGACGATCTGATTAGCGCCGGTAGCTGCGAGGCCGGACACGATGCCGACGGCGACGGCGGTTATGTAGTCCGTCGCCGGGAACTCCGGCATGATCATCATGCCCACGACTCCCAGCGCGCCGCCGCAGACCCCGCAGATGACGGGGATCCACTTGTTATCAAGGCCGGTTGCCTTGACTACCTCGCCGATAAGATATGCGATGACGGTGATCGCCGCCACGCTCGCTATGCCTACTATTTCCATGCGTTGACTCCTTTCGATTTGTGCCCGATTCGGGCACATTTACGGTTTGTGAAAAGCTTCCAGATCAGCTATGCGGTGGTTGGCGACCCGGATCTGCTCGTCCATGAGGGCAGCCTGAGTCTCCAGCGCATAGGTTCTGTCGATGACCTGATTATGCTTCTCGACATGCTTGCTGAGTTCCTCGAATTTTGTTTCAATGACCGCCTGAAAGACGGCCTGACTCCTGCGATTCGCGAGCCAGGTGCCGAGGACTGAAACGATCCCGGCGATTATGGCGCACGCTATTGCTTCTGACATTTTTAATGTCCTCCGTATTATGTTTGGCTTCCGGGCGGTTCTATCTCATGCCGCATCACCTCCCGGAAGTGCCAGCAGCGCCGCCCATGTTCTGGGGCCGCACTCGCTGTCCGTGTCAAGCCTGGAGGCCGTTTGGAAGCGCCCGACCGCCGCAGCAGTCGCAGGACCGTACTCTCCGTCGACGTCCAGGTTATACCCGCGGCAGAGGAGCAGCGCCTGCACCGCACGCACGTCCGGGCCGACCATGAGCCGGAGCCCCGGCGTGTACTGGAGCAGCCGGGGCGGCCAGTACGCGGCGGCCGGCGTGCTCCCCGAATTGTCCGCGCTCTCTGCCCCGGTATACCGCAGTACGCAGTCCCACGGGTAATTGTAGTACCCGCGCGTGTATATCTCGCGCCCGGTCTGGTCGCCGGTCTGTCCGCCGGTCGTAGTGCCGTACTCGTTGATGCTGGCCTGCACTAGCTGGCCGCCGCCTATATACAGTGCAGTGTGGTGGACGTGGTTCAAGAGCACGTCGCCGCGCTCAAGCCCCGCGCCTGTCGCAAGGTCGACGCTGCCGGTCACGTCCTCAAAGCCGCAGCGCAGCATGTCTCCGCGCATGTTGCCGGTATAGGTGCAGCTGAGGGGCAGCCCCGCTCTCTTGAAGCAGTCTATCACAAGGCTGCTGCAATCGTAGTCAGGCCCCCAGCGGTTGGCCTGATCGTAACCGTGACTGTCGTCCGCCGCTATCTCCAGCGCGCGAGTCACGGCATTGTCGATGATTCCCATGGCAGTTACTCCACAGGAATGCAGCGGTTCTCAAACTTTTTGTACGCGTCGAAGTAAATCTCATCCCTCACTGCGTTGTATGTTACCTCATAGTACATACCGTCAAAGAGGGTAGTAGAGAGGAGCGCCTTGATGTTTCCGAGGATAAACGCGTTCCACACTACGTATACCTCGAAGTCTGGAATCTTATCTGTTTTGTCGCAGTGCTTGGCCGCATAGTCGGCAACATACGCTTTCGCTTTTTCAATGAATTTTTCGTTTGACATTGTTTTCCTCCTCATGTCACTGTCGTAAATCTTAAGAGCAGCCACCCCGTCGGGTCTACGCTCTCGCGTGCGTCTTCCGTCAGCAAGCCGCTGTCGGTCTTCTCATCGTCCATTACTCAGTTACCTCCGTTACATAGAGTCCCACCAGATCGGCGAGGTTGAACGCGAGCGGCTTACCGCTGTCGCGTGTGCAGAGATAGACCTTGCCGTTCTGACTGTAATACTTGCCGTTGAAAATTTGCATCGGCTGCGTGAACGGGATAGGATCGTCCAGAGTGCCGGTGTGCTCATCGTCGATAGCTTCGTACAGCGAGGCGGTCGTCACACCCGGTACCCATTCGGCGCTGAATGGGTGCTCCGACGCGTCGGTGCGAACTCTGTATAGCGTATTGCCGTGCAGGAAGCGCTGTCCCGGCGTTGCGGTCGTGCCTATGAGATTAGACCACTGCTGATAAATAAGCTTGCAGGTGCGCGCCTGCGCGTCCGAGAGGGCATTCCCCGCGGTGTCCATCGCCGCGCGGAGCTTCTGTGCGCTTGAAAGATAGCTCATGCCGTTTCCCCCTCATTCGTCACGCCCAACAAATCAAGTGCGGCGCGCATGTCCTGCTTTTCTTCATCGCTGCCGCCCTGCTTCATCTCGGCAATTTTGGCAAGAATAGCCTGTTTTCTTTCTTCAATGGTCATGATGTTACCTCCAGTGCGGCTTCAATCTCGGTCAGTGCCGCTTCATACTGTGTATTCTGCGCTGTCACATACGCCGTCTGCGCCACGTATGCTTCACTCAGGTCTTTCCACGGTGCTGCCATGTTCGTGAACACCTCTCCGTCCTCGCGCGTCCACGTCTCGCCCTCGGGGACGAAGCGGTAACTTTCTATCCATTCCGGGCATTTGCCGTTGAAGTCGTTGGTCTCGATTGCTCTGCGTCCGTCAGATGCGGAGACGTAACACTTATAATCGCTGTCTATGTAGATCGTCATGCTACGTCCTCCTTATTCAAGCCAAATATTATATGCAGTTGTATTAATGTTTGTACCGTCGGATGCCACAAAAACATAGCCTGTATTTATATTCGCTATATCAACTTCGATCTCGTACCGAGTTGTTGTGCTGATTTTGGTATAAGCCGCGCTATTGCTGATACTGATGGTGTTAGTCTCCGAGCCCCTTGTGAACTTCGTTGCCGAGACACCGACCCAAGCGTATACGTTATCGGTTGCGGCTTTATTCGTTTGCACGTCAACGACAAGCTTACTATATCCACTTAAATCAATTGCGTTATTAGAAGTAACGGCTGCGGCAGAGGAATAATAGAAAGCCTCACCACCATTTAATGTCATTTTTTCACTTGTGACAGCCGCGTTCGTATACCCACCATATAAAGGTGTCCAGTCATCAACTACGCCTTCCCCGCTCGTAAACAAATACAGCTTAAACATCAGCGTTACAGTCTCGACCTGCCCCTCGGCGGTGATTGATACCGTTTTGCTCGCGCTCTTGCTGCCGCTGACCGCCTTGACTGTCCACGTCCCGGCGGACGGAATAACAAACAGTGCCTTGCCGCTCGTATCCTTCGCCGTCAGTGCCACGCTGCCATTTGAACAGGTGCAGACGCTTCCTTCCGGATACGTCACGCTGATAATCGCGTAGGGGTCGGCCGCCTTAAACGTGCCAGTAATCAGCGTCCCGGATTTGTCGTGCGCGGTGACGCCCTTTAGGAGCTTCGCAGGCTCGACGGTGTCGCCGGTGAGGTCGATCAGCGTCTCTCCATAGTAGACAATCTTACTGTTGCCCATGCTCAGGCTCCGATCGTGACGGTCATTCCTCCGGCAGCATTCGCAGCGCTGGTGTACGGCACGGCGGCAATAACGACCTCAGAGAGGTAGTCGTAGCCCTCGTCAGGGAGAATCGTCTGTGCCGTCTTGGCCGGGGTCGCGTTCTTGCTCTGTGCGTTGACGCTCTCGCCGCCATAGGTACCCTTGACACCGAGGATTGTCACGTCTTTCTTAATATTCCCGGCAATGAGCTTCAGCTTTTCCGCGGCGGCTATGCCGACCTTGCCGCTGCCGTCGTGGTAGCCGAGCTCAATGGTGTACTCTTCATCCTTGGAGGCGATCTCCCCGGCCGCTGCGCCGCGGTTCGGCATGGTGCCGGTAAGCTTCGCGCCGCGCGCGTATGCGGTCTCCCCGGCGAGGAGGTCGTCCACGTTCGCGGTGGCGTCGCTCGTGTCGCTGTCAAACTCACACGTACCGGTGATGGGGTCACCGGCCTTGTCGTGCGCGGTGATGCCCTTGAGGAGCTTCTCCTTGGTGACGGTGTCGCCGGTGAGATCCATCAGGGTCTCGCCGTAAAAAATGATTTTACTGTTTCCCATTAGTTATCTGCACCTCCTATGTTGCAGGTCTTTCCTCCGGCGGCGTTGGTGGTCTGCTGAAAGGTGACGCCCCGGACGTTCACGTCCTTGCGCATGACGAGCCCCTCGGTCTCAAGCACCTGTGCCGTCCGGAGCGGCTCGACTTCATACGCGCCGTCATAATAATCATAGATGCCCCCGCCGCTGCCGACGATGGCGGGGCCGAGCTCAACGGTCAGGGCCTCGTCTGTCAGCTCGACGGTCAGCCCGCAGCAGCCCATTACAGCACCTCCTTGTCGGGAGAGGCGATCACGCTGAAGGCGGTCTTTATCCTCGCCCCGCGGAGGCTTTCGGCGGAGAACTTCGGGCGGATTATCGCCTCGTTGACGCCCGGCGTCATGCCCAGCGTCTCCTCCTGCGTCAGTGGGAAGAGAAAACGGCCGGAGGAGTATGTGATCTCGCCGGGATAGCGCTTTTCAATGCCGCCCATCGTGACCTTGACCGCCTGTATATCGGCGTCGGTCACTTCTATGCCGTTGAGTTTGATGGATATTGGGACGCTCAGCGCGTCCCCCTGAAGGATAGTCAGCATAGTGTACCTCCTTATCCGGACTTCGGCACGCCGATCACGTAGTCGATCAGGTACGTGCCGCTGTCGTAGGACAGCTTCACGCGATCCCCGGCCTTCAGGGTAAGAGCGGCGTTGCCTTTGTACTTTTTTGTCGACGGTGCGGATTCACCCGCGAAGATCAGCGTCACGCCGTCGGTCGCGACAGCGCCGACAATGGCGATCAGGAACTGCGGACGCTCCGCCTCGGCGGCTGGCAGGTTGAAGAACTCATCCATTACAGCACCGTCCTTTTCGCAGTGTGCTTCATGAGCTCACCGGCGCGGAGCGTGAGGCTCCAGCCGGTCTCCTCATAAATTCCCCCAATGGTCGGGTGATCTATCGCGATAATGTCCCCGACGCCGTGTCCAGCCTCGGCCAGTGTGGAAAACTCGACCGTCTGTGTGCTCAGCTGAGACTCTGTAACGAGCCTCTTCGCGTAAGCGTCAAGCGCTGCCTGGTCGGCGATCTCGTTGACCTTGACCTGCTGGCAGATGCGCATCCCGCGCCGGATGGTGCTTTTGGAAGACACCGGGGAGTCATTGACTGCGGTCGCTGTCAGAGTCGCGCTCCGGTCGGCGTTGGCGCAGGTGCAGATGAACACGTTAGGCGCGGAGAAGATGTCCGTCCCGGCGCTGTAATCCGGGGCCATAGGTTCTCGCAGAATGTTTCGTGAACTGTACCGGTGCTTGATCCGCTCGACGGCGGGCGCTGCATAAGGCTCAAGATGCGCCAGCCCGTCTCCGTCAAACCAGACCTCGCGGTATACGATCTCGCCCATCAGAGTGTTGATAATGTCGAGCCTTGTTGTACCCGGCTCAAACTCACGGTCAGCCGGAAGCGTGGAGGCGTTGGGGATGATGCGCGTCCGGGCTATGTTTGCCGCAGCAAGCTGCTGCTCAGCTGCGGTTATATAGTTCGTCCCGGCCGCGATGAACAGGCGGCTTTCAATTCGGTCATTCTTCAGTATCCAGCCGCGGTCGTAGGCGGTGATCTGCTGCCGTTCTCCGGTCGTGCTGCCTTGCAGCGTCGGAGTTGTCGGACGGAAGATGCCCAAGCTCTTCCAGCCGGTGCCGGTGAAGATCATCGGCTGGAGCTCGTCGCGCAGCAGATCGAACCGCTCATCGGGGATAATAGCTCCGGAGAAGCTGCCCTTTATTTCACCGTCCGCGGCAAACTTGATGTTCGACGCGTCGTCCGGGGAGAAGAGCAGCTCCGCAAGAAACGCCCCATTGCGCAGGGCGTTGAGCTTGTATCGCGTCTCACGCATCAAGATCGACCTCCTCCGGATAGTGCATCTGGCTCACGGCGAAGCTGTAGGAGCTGTAGAACATGCTCTCCGTCTCGCTGAGCGTGTCGAGGATGCCTATGACCATCTTGCCGCCCGGCGTCTTGAGACAGACGGGGGAGCCCATCAGAGCCTCCAGCGCGGTCTTTTCGGCCACGTCGTCCGTCGCGTAGCTGACGGATATCGACCGGTCGCAGAACTCTGTCAGCTCCGCCTCCGGGAATTTCCGCCCGGACAGATGCGTCAGGCTGAACGCGCGCGAGGCCTTAATGGTGTTCGTCCTGTGCTGTGCCGCGGAGAGCCTTAAAAACAGCCAGTTTCCGGAGCCCAGAGCGGACAGCATGACGGTTTCCGGCATGACGGATACTATGACCTCATTCGAGAGCGAATAGTTATACGTCCCGTCCGATGCGCAGACGCGCACCTGATACCTCACAGTGCCGACGGAGTAGTCGTCCGTATAGCTGTAGTCCGTTGTCTTAGCTATCGCGACGCCGTCGCGGTAGACCACGAACTCGGTCCAGCTCCCGGCGTAGCTCCAAGACAGCTCTGCGCGGTGATCCGCGTCGACCGTGAGAACGACGCTTCCGCTCGCGGTGTGGCTAACGGTAAAGGTCGCGCTGCCCCATTCGCTCCACAGTCCATAGCTGTTCTGGCTGCGGACGCGGAATGTATGCGCCCCGTCGTCGAGGTAGACCGGGCAGCGCCACGTCTTCTCACTGCCGTACTCGGTGACATCTATGATGTCGTCAAGCTGTAGCTGGTAGGCGCTCTGTTCACTGGTCTGCCAGTTTATGAGAGGCCGCGGGGAAGCGTCCTTGACTACGATCACGGGCTTGGTCGGGCCTGCGACGACTACGAACGACAGCGCGGTGCTCCACTCTCCGGCAGCGCCGTCGAGGTTGTAGGTGCGTACTCTCCAGTACCATGTCCCGGAGGTGAATGTACCGGCCGGGGCGGCGTACTCATTGGCTGCGCCCGTCACAGTGCCGAGTGTTGTCCATGCACTGCCGTCAGCGCTCTTCTGTAGCTCTGCCTTGGTCTGAGCGCTGCCGCTCTCGTTGCTGTGCACCCAGCGGAATGTGATTGCCTGTGTGCCGTCTTCGAGGGAGCTGTCGGGGCTGAGCGGCGTCGCGACAGGAATGGTGTCAGCGGTTGTAAATGCCGTCCACGCCGAATATGCAGCGCGGCCTAAATTGTCGACTATTTTGAACCGATATTCATAGTTGCCGGACGCGAACAGGTTGGCCGGGGCGGTATAACTTATGCCGGAAGAAGAAACAACGGCAGTTTTGCTGGTGACAGCGGTCGCGCCTGCGGTGCGATATTCAAGAGTGGCACTTTGGGCGGAAAGCGCCGCGAACGATATGGCACTATTCCCAACGCTGGCCATAAACGAGACCTTTTCGGCCCTGTTAACAAAGCTGCCTGCGGCGGGGGAAACCGGAGATACTACAGCGGTGACGTCCGAGTCGCCGAGGGTTGCAATGATAACGGGGGCTTTCTCGGCATGTCTCGAACTTGCAAAGCGAGCAATTGCTGAGGAAGCTCCGCTCATTCGGGATACTCGGCAGTCCAAACGGAGCCCGTATACTGCGGCAAGAGCGGCTCCATCCGGTTTCAAATCAGTCTGGTTCCACTCTATGGTCGTGTATGAGCCGACATGAAAGGAGCCCTGAAGTGTTGAATCTATGGCAGGTTGATTTGAGTAATTGACGCTGTCTTCGTTGAAGCTTTGCTGCAAACCTTTCAGGAAAGTTTGACAATACGAAAGGCTCTTCCCGGCTCCGCACTTGAAGATCGCCGAGAGAATGGGGCGGTATTTGTAAGCTTCCGATGGGGCGTTGAAGCCGAGATAGATATAATAGTTGGCGTCCGGGTAGGTACTATCATCCGAGTACCACGGGAAGTCAAAGATGTCACCGGTATGCACATTGGTGTCACCCCAGACTTTAGCCACCGCCGCCGACTTGTTCGCGGTCAGTGTCAGTGTCGTGCTCATCTCGGCGCTCCCTTCATCCGGCGGACGCGCTGGGCGTCGCGCACTATCTCAATAATGTCGTTAAACTCCTGAATCGTCCGCGCCTCAATGTAGACGTTGACAGGCGCGTCGTAGCCGCCGTCAGCGCGCGTCTCCTGCGCGTTGGCGATGACCGTACCCTGCGGCAGGTAGACGGTCTCCGGACCGTTCTCACCGACCCTCGTGCGCCCTCCGGGGAAGTTGTCATTCCCCCCGGCGTTGTGGAAGTAGTTGCCTGTCCACTGGCCGGTCGTTGGGTCGTAGTAGTTGCCGGTCGAGTCGTAGTAGCTCTCTGTTTTGTAGTCCGCGCCGTAGAGCGCCTTCTGAATGTTCGACGCCTTGTTCGGGTTGAGCCCGAGCGCGGTGCTGATCCGGTCTCCGTTGAGCGTCAGCAGGCCGACGATCAGATTGATTGTATCTGCTGCCCATGCCAGCGTCCCGGCAATGCCTTGCAGCAAAGTCCCCAACGGGGGGAGGATATCAGCGGTGAGATCGCCCAGCGGCTCAAGCAGGGAGACAGCGCTGTCCAGTATCGAACCGAACGCCTCGACCGCGCCGGAGTCGATAAGCGCTGTGCCGACCTTCTCTATAAGCTCGCGCGTCTGATTAAGCGCGTCGGACATATACGGCGCGTACTCTGCGCTGATCTGCTTGCTGACGGCCTCCTGAGACTTTAGCAGCCGGTTCTGTGCTTCGTCGACGGCGGTCAGCGCCTTCAGCTGGTCATTGCTGAGAATGTAGCCGACATTTTCGGCCTCGTCCGCGTACTTTTTCAGCGAAGCGGAACCCTGTTCGATCAGCGGATTCAGCTTCTGCGCGCTCTCGTTTATAAGCCCCATGGCCAGCGCGTCGCGCTCTGCCTGGTTGCTCATCTCGCCGAGCCCGTCTATGACGTCGAGGAATACGTCATAAGAATCGCGGAGATTGCCCCCGGCGTCCGTGACCGATACGCCGAGCTGGTCAAACATTGTGATGACTTCCTCATTGCCGTCCTTGGCGTCGGACATCTTCGTGGTCAGATCCTTGAGCGAATCCGTGAGGGTGTCCGTGCTGACGTCGAGGAAGTCCTCGGCGTACTGAAAAGCCTGAAGATCCTGCGCGCTTACGCCCGACTGCAAGGAGAGAGCTTCGAGCTCCTTAGCGGCTGCTGCGGACTCCTTGGTGACGTCCATCAGCTTGCGCTCAAGCTTTATCCCCGCTGCGACGACGGCGGCTATACCGGCTGCGGCCGCGGCGGTGGAAGCCGGGATTTTGCCGAGGCCTCCCGTAAACTTAGAGATTCCGTCCGGCAGCTTAACACCGAGCTTATCAGCGACAGTATCGAGAACATCGCCAAGAGAAGTCACGCCCTCGGCGGCCGAGCCGGTCGAACCGGAGACCTCATCAAGCGACTTGTCCATGTTTTCAATGGCCGTCTGCGTCCGTCCCATCTCGCCGTATGTATTAGCGAGCGCGGCCTCGGCGTTGTTGAGCTGAATTATCCAGTTCTGCGTCCGGGAGTCAGCTTCGCCATAAGCCTCGGCGGAGTCGGCGACGGCTTTCTTGAGCGCCTCGACCTTATCCTTCTGTGATAGCATCTGACGCTCGAGAATGTCGTATTTCTGGGTCAGAAACTCGATGCTGTCATTATTGCCGTCGTATTCGGCGGTGAGCTTTCGCATTTCGGAGTTAAGCACCTTGGTACCGTTGTTGATCTCTGCAATCGCCCGCTTGAGCTTCTCCTCGCCGGTGACTTTGAAATCAGTATTTACTTGGCGTGTCGGCATTTAATCACCTCCAAGGAAGAACTCGCGCGCAGACGGTTTATCACGGCGCTGGAGCGGCTGGGGGCTCTCCGGCGGGAGCAATGCCTCACACAGCGCGTTTAGGCGGCGCGGGCAGAGCCCATACCAGAAGCTTTCTTCCGTGCCGTTGAACCGCGTCAGCCAGACGGTGAGCGCCTGCGCAAAATCAATTTTGAACTCCGGCAATGCGCCGGAGCTCAGTTTTTTTCGGCGCTCCCTTCGGGCTCAGCTTCGGCCTCGGTCTTGATCTTGTCGGGGTCGACGAGCGCCATGCGCACGAACATGACGATGTCCATTGCTTCGTCAACCACGGCAGAGGTGTCAGTGATCGGCGGCATATACTGTGACACGTCAAGGACGTCGAAGTGCTTCGACCAGCGATGGCGATGCGCGCACCCGTTGAGCATAGAGGTGAGTGCGACCGCCGCGACGCGAAGATATGCGGAGCCATTGAACAGAATGTTGAGATCACCGAAAGCCGCCTGAATGTCGGCGATGGTGTTATAATCGGCGACAAGGTCGTACTCCACATCGCCGATTTTCTTGTACATTACTCGGTTTCGGATATCCATAACTCACCTCACGCCGTCATCTGGAGCTGCTTCTTGCACCACGCGAGAGCGTCAGCATCGGAATACGCCTCGGCGATTTCCACCATCAAAGGAGCCTTCGTCCCAGTGAGGTGATCCGGCGCAATAAACTCGCCGGTAGTAGTCGGGGTGGCCCACTGGATGTTGTCTTCTTCGGTGCGGTACTGCATACTCGGCGGGCCGAACAGCGATTTACGGGCGAATATACAGACGTATGCGTCCGAATCGCTGGAGTCGTCAGCCGGCATATAGGTACTGATGCCGAGGTAGCGGCCGCGGGTGTTTTCACTGTAGCCGATGCCGGTTATTTTCTTCGGGCTCTGCGGAGTGCCGATGTCGACTTCTGAGGTCTCGGCCTGGAACATGCTGGCCTGAACAGCCAGCGTCAGAGCCTCGACGGCCAGCGAGATCGAGCCGCCGGTACACTTTTTCCTGTAGCGGCTCAGCGCACCGGAGGAGTAGAGACGCCCTTCGGCAAACCTGAGGTCAAACCCGGCCTGAATACCGCGGCCGAGGATCTTCTGGTTTTTGTAGGTGATCAACCCGGTCTCGGCGTTGTAGTTGTACTCGCCGAAGAGGATGTCACGCAGACCGAATACAACGAGATTTTTGCTGCTGAGAGCATCGCTCATATTTTTTTCCTTTCCGGCTCAGAATCCCTTGGATTTGAGCCATTCATCATAAACTTTGAATTCCGCGGCGACTACGTCGTCCGCGCTTTCTTCATTTGCTGTGCGCATCCATTGCCGGGCCCCAATGCCGCGCTTCGGCGCGCCGAATTCAAGGACGAAACCAACCTCGTTATTGGTCGGAGGCTTGGCATGGCTGCGCAGCGGATTGACGCGGCGGACGTTGGTGACCGTAAGCGCACGGTTTTCGGCCTTTCGCCGTCCTTTCGGGTATGCCCGATAGTAGATGCGCCCGTCCTTGCCGACCTTGCGCACGGCGACAAGGCTGTCCGCAAGCTGCCCGGTCTTGACGAGCCCCATCCGGCGCAGTGACCGGCGCATCGCTTCAACGCCGACCTTGCTGCCGGCCTGAAGCATTTCGTCGATCACGTCCTCCGGGATCTCTGCGATCTGCTGCATGTCCAGCATGAGCTGGCCGACGTCGGAGGAGAACTTAGCCATCCCCCAGCGCCTCCTTGCCCTCGAACTCAAATACCCAGTGCTGCCCGTCGCCGTCGTAGGCGTCGGTGATCTGCGGCCACGTGAAGCCCGCGTGCCACAGCGCCCGGCAGAGCTCACGGCGGAGCGTTACGGAAGCAGCGCCCAGCGGGAGCATGAGGTGCAGCTGGCACAGATAGGTGATGCGCCGAGGCTTTCCGGAGCTGTGCAGCTGGGGCATTTCGGTATAGTTGTAGGTGCAGTAGGTGAGGGCTCTGCCCTCATAGATCTGCGGCGCGACCTCCGGCACGACCGGCGTCACGGCCGCGGTGATGCGTTCGTCTATCGTCATCGCGTCACCTCCGCGCAGCTCAGCTCAAGTGTACCGTACCCGGTCGGATACGTGCGCTCGATGCTGTACCGGTGCCCGTCGTGCTCAAGCACGGTCTGACCGTCGTAGTCAAACTCGTTGACCTCCACGACCAAGGACAGCCTGACGCCGGCTTTGAGAGCCTCGTAAAACTCTGTGCGGCCGACGCCCTGGGAGACGGAGCAGAGCACCTCGGTCGGCACGTCCTCCGTCTCATAGTGGTTCGCGTCGTCGTAGGTCTTCTTAACTGCGATGAGCTTGCACAGATCTGTGAACGGTGTCCGGTTACTCTTCATCGTCGTCACCCCTGTTGTAGAGCCCGCACAGCGCCATCGAATCACGCAGCGCCTTGTATGAGATGAACCAGAACTCGCCGTTGCCCTGATAGTTGAACCAGTAACGGCAGTAGTTCTTAATAGCCTGAACGACGAGGGGGTCGGCGTTGCAGGCATTGTCCACGCTCTCCGCTCCGCCGATGTGGAGATCGAGGCAGGCCGCGTTTATAGCCGCCTCGATCTCGCTGTCGAGCCTTGTGTGGGAGATCCCGCCGAGGGAGAGCTTTACATCATCGAGAATCGCCATTTAAGCACCTCCCACGCACTTGTGCCCGATTCGGGCACATTAGCCGCCCGCCTTCTTATTGGTCAGCGTGATAAGGCTCTGATTCTGGACACTCCTGCCGTCGCAGACCTCGATCGCGACGGTAACTTCATCGTCGGTCTTGTCGTCGGTGTAGCGGCGGAAGCGCAGTGCGACGCCGCTGTTGAAAATGTAGTTGCGGAAGTTGTAGAGCGCGGCGCAGATGGTGTCGGCGGTCGGGTTAGGGTTCGCGTCATCCATGTAAGCCTTGTTGACAATCTCGACGCGGCGGCCGAAGATGTAGTACTCGGGCTTGCCGTTGAGGCCATAGTTGACGCGGGCGACGGGCTGACCGTCGGTATCGACCATGCCCTGAATCTCGTTCATAAAGGTTGCTTTGGTCATAACCCAGATGGCCTCGTCGTCTTCCTCAAGGCCTTCGGCCTTGCAGAGGTCGGCGTAAGAAATGTGCTTGGTGTTGGCGATGTCGATGTTGCCCGTGGCGGTCTCGGCCAGGAAGCCCTTGGGCTGGCCGCTGCCGGTGCCCTTAAAGATGGCGGTCTCCTCGGCCTTGACGATCGCCTCGGCGACGTTCTGCGCCAGCTGTGCCTCGAAGAAACCGTAAGCCATGTTATCCATCTCGTAGCTGACACGGACTGCGCAGCGCAGCTTGTGGTAAGAGAACGAGATATAAGAGACGGTCTTCTTCTGGGTGTCGGAGCCTGCGCCTTCAGCGACCCACGTCGCAGTCGGCTTGACGCTGGAGGTGGGCACGGACATGCCGCCGGCGAAGTTCGTGCGGGTGACGAGCGGCAGAATATTACCGACGCGCTCCATCGCCTCATAGATCTTCTGGACGGTCGTGGTCGGAATGACTACGGACGCATCGCTGGTCTTGGTGTTCTGGTCGGCATTGGAGAACTTCGCCGGGATGGGAACGCCGCGGCAGACGTATGCCTGGAACGCCGCCTTATACTCGGCGGAGTCGTACATGTCGTCGGGCGCGCCCTGCTCGTAGCGGCCGACCACGTTGCCGAACTGCGGGTTAGCGGCAGCGGCGGCGAAGTCAGGGCCGGCGACGCGGTCCTTGAGCGCGTCAAGGTTCGCCTGGCGCTTGCTGGACTCCTCGTACTCATTGTCGAGGGTTTCAATCTGCTTGGTGACATCCTCGAATTTCTCGGTGTCGCCGGCGTCCAGAAGCTGCTGGGCCTGATTCATAAGCTCGCCGCGCTTCTGGAGATAGATTTCTTTCTTCATGTGAGAGATCTTCCTTTCAGTTCATAAAATTTGAGTTTGGCCTTGGCTTTTATCAGATCGTCCGCGGGCTCGCCCTCGGGCGGTTTGATCGAGTTGCGCATTTTGTTGATAACTTCCGCCGGCAGCACCGTGCAGCAGGCGGCTGTGATGCGGACGGCGGGCTCGCTGACCTTGTCGATCAGACCTTTCTCCACAGCGTCAGCCGCGGAGAGCCACGTCTCCTCGTCCATGAGTTTCAGTGCCGCATCAAGCGTCATGCCTGTTTTCTCCACATAGGCGGCGGCAATCGTCTCGTTCGCCTTGCGGAGGACGTCGCTGTGCTTGTCCATGGTGTGGTAGTCCCCGGCAGCGCTGCCGGACACGTTATGTACCATGACCATCCCCGTCGGCGAGATGTCCGACGGGCCTGCACAAGCGATCACCGAGGCCGCAGATGCAGCAAGGCCGGTCACATGCAATGCGACCGGCCCTTTGTAGGCTCTGAGCTCAGAGTATATTTCCGACCCGGCGAAGATATCGCCGCCGCCGGAGTTTATGTAGACGTCAACGGGTTCGCCTCTGGCCCTCGCCAGAGCGTCACTGATCGGCTTCGGGCTCGTGTTCTCGATCCCGAACCAATCGTAGATCCAGGCTTCATCGCTGTTGACGATGGTGCCCTTTACATCAATTCTCACCGGATGATGCCCCCTCTCCTATTTGCTTTGTCGGCGCGGTGTCAAGACGCCGTATCGGCTCATCGCCGCCGTCGACCGGCGCGAGGTTGAACGCAGCGCGCCACTCGTTCGGTGTCAGAGCGCCGCGGTCGACGAGTGAAACAAGGTTGAGCTTGGTTTGCATGCTGGCGCAGTCCCATGCGCTTGCCTCGAATACGATCTTGTTCCCGAAGGCTCGCGCCTTGCGGGAAAACAGCTTCCGGGTAAACTCCTCGCTGAGCTGGTTCTGCACCCACTCGACCTCGCTGTCGAAGTGTGCGCCCCACTCGGCCTCGCTGCGTGAGGTGTCAACGACCTTCTGATTAGTCCCGAAAAGCGAATAAATGCGCTTCGTGGTTCGGTCCATCTGCGCGGCGTTCGGCACGTAGTCGGTCGGATTGACCTGCACAGCGTCCGCCTTCGCGTCGACGGCGGCCACTCCGCGGCCGTTCTCAACGTCGAGAAACGCCTTGGCGAAGCTGTTCGCCTGCTCTTCAACGTCCTTCTTCCGCATCGAGCTGTTAAGCTTCAGCAGCCAGCGGATGACCGAGCTGTTTTTGACGGCCTTTACAATGCCCTGGTCGGTGACGGACACGATCTGCATCAGCGGTTCGAGCGCCGGGAATATCGGCGTACCGAAGATATCGTCCTTGTGGAAGTTGTCCCGCAGGTGGATCACGTCCGTGTACCTGAAAGTAAAAATTTTGCCGTTGTTGAAAAAGAACTTGAGGAACAGCTCACCGCTGCGGTCATAGATTGCCTCGCATCCGGAGGCCGATATCGGATAGATATTGACCGGCAGCCCGTTGTCATCGCGCAGGATCAGCGCGAAAGCGTTCTGGTTGAGCTTGAGCTGAGTCATCAGCTTCTCGCGGAACACCGAGCCCGTCATCCACGGGTTCGGCTCCTCAAGCAAGAAACGGATATAAGGCTCCGGATTTATGTCGATCTTGCGCTTGCCGTCGGCGGTGAAGCTTTCCCGGACGTGCTTCGGCGTCAGCTTGCCGACGGCCTTCACATCCTGCCGGATGGCGGAGAGGACAATGTCGCTCTGGTAAGCCTTGCCGTTCCATGCAAAAAAGCCGTTGCCGCGTTCAGTCACGAGGTCGACGCGGGAAATTGTCTTATTTGTAAATCTGTCGAATATGCTCAAAGCATCACTCCCTATGCGATCAGGTCGCGGTATTCGTCCTGCTTGTCCAGGAACACGGTGTACGCGTCCAGCAGCGCAGCCGTGCCGTCAATGCGGCGGGTCGGCTTGCTGGTCTTGTGCGGCTGGATGTTGCCGTTAACGTCCTCGTCGTAAGCCGTATTCGCCAGGCACCACTTGTCGATCGGATTGTTGTTGTAGATGATGCGCTTGCTGCCGAGGTCATTGCCGAGGCGCTTCATCGGCTCACTGAGCGTCTTCTTGCCCTGCACGACCGGGATCATTGACATCTTGCCGAAGTAATCAGCCATGTCCTCAACGAAGTAGGTCGCGCTCCAGCTGTCGTATCCGACGTAGGGGATGTAGATGTCCAGCTCCTCCTGAACGTAGACAAACCACTCCTTGACGTACTTCGCGTGAACGTGGTTGCCGGGGCTGAGCTGAACCAACCCGCGGTCGAGCCACTTGTCATACGGGATCTTGTCCTCGTTGACTCGCTTGGTGAGAAGATCCTCGGCCAGCCAGTACATAGAGATCGAGAAGATCTTCTCACACCCGGGAACCTGGAAGATGACACGGGCGGCCGTGAGGTCGGTCGTGCTCGACAGGTCGACTCCGCCGATGCCGTAGGTCGGATACGGCAGCACCTTTTCAACACCGTCATGCACCCAGACGAAGATCCGCTCCGAGGGGTTAAGCTTGTACGTGTCGCGGCAGTCGAGTTCCTCGAAGGTGAGCCACGCCTCGGAGCTGGTCTCGCGGATGTTGAACTCTTTACAGACCAGATTCTTGACAAGCGCGGGGTTCGCCTTGGCCTTCTCGACCTTCTCTGCGAGCGTTCTGTAGCTTTTGATGGTGCCGAGGCCGGGATTGGCCTTTTTCCAGCAGGCGGGGTCTGTCCACTCTGCGCGGGCGTCGAGCTCGTAGACGAACGCGATGAGGCGGTCGTCGTGATAGCCGTCAGGATCGTCATAGCCGTTAATTACCCGCTCGATTTCCTCGTACTTCTCGTCGTACAGATCCTCACGAATCTTGCCGGCGGTCGAGGTGATGAACAGCAGCGGCTGCTCACGGGCTGACATACCGTCGGCGATGATGTCGTACAGCTGCCGCCCGTTCTTCCACTGGTGAATCTCGTCGAGGAGCGCGCAGTGAACGTTGAGGCCGTCGAGCGTGTCGCTGTCAGAGGACAGCGGCTTGAATACGCCGTCGTTGTAGTCGCTGGCGATCTCGCCGACGAGCGGCCGCACACGCTTGAGCAGCGTCGGGGACTTCTGCACCATGCGCTTTGCCTCGGACCAGATGATTTTAGCCTGGTCGCGCTTGGTAGCGACTGCATAGACCTCCGGTCCGGGCTCAGAATCGGCAAGCTGCATGTACAGGCCTATCGCCGAGGCGAGCAGGCTCTTGCCGTTCTTCTTGCCGACGATCAGGATCGCCTCGCGGTACTGGCGGTTGCCCTCGATGTCGACGAAGCCGAACACCGTCGCGAGCATCGCTTTTTCCCAAAGCTCAAGCTGAATGAGCTGACCGCCGAGCTTTCCCTTGGAGTGCCGGCAGTAGTTCTCGACGAACTCGATCACGTGGTTAGCGCGCCGCGGGTCGTAGAAGTACTCCGAGCCTTTTCCGTCCATGCGGCGGACTATGTGCCGGTAGGTCCGGTAAATTTTCTGCGAGACGACTTCCTGCCCGCTCTCGATTTTCGTCCAGTACTCGCGTATCGGGGCGAAAGTGAGGGGATACGACCTGCGCTTTGTCACGGGTCATCACGCCCCGTGACGAAACTGCCGAAGCCGTCGTCCTCGCTGTTGCCGGCAACGGCGGGGAGCATGGAGTCGAGCTGCCGGATGATCTTCTGGTAGTTCCCGTTCAAACTCTGATAACTCTGCCCCTGCGGACGGGCACGGGCATATGGCTCAACGTTTGCAGACTGGGTAAACATCTCAGTCCAGCCGTTCTCCTTGATGTCGGCTTCGAGATCCTCGCACTCGATGCGCATGAAAGCGGCGCGTTCGATGAGCGGAGCGGCGAGCTTCTGGCGAACGGGGTCTATGTCCTGGTAGATGGATTCAAGCCGTTTTTTCTCGGTTTTTATCCGGTCAGCTTTGGTCTTTGGCTTTGCATTTCGTCCCATTTTCGCCCTCCTTTCGCGGCTTTTCCTCATGTGCGCGGGGTCTTTGTTTAAATTTTTCTTCTGCCCGATTTTTACCCTTTCGGTGGGGGGGCCTTGCGCGACCCTGTGTATTCTCCCGAGGCTGGGCGGCGGTCAGGAGCGGCCGAAGCCGCAGAAAAATTACGGGGGGATAGGGTCGCCGTCAGCGTCGAAGCGGATCAGCGGCGTGAGCGACGGCGCAACGCCGTGCCCGGGATACTTGTCGTGACATTCTTTGCAGACCCAGCGGAGATTTGCATGGTTAAGCGCGATGTCCGGATCGTTGACGGTCTCGGCCGTCAGCATGACCGGCCAGTGATGCGCGATGTAGCCGAGCCTCTCGCCGCAGTCCATGCACATCCCGCCGTCGATCGCGCGGCGCTTGGCGATGAACGCAGCGCGGCAGCGCAGCCACGCCTTGCCGGAGTAGAACCCTCTCGCCCAGGATTGACTCATACGCGGACACCCGACCCTTTCTTCCCCGTGCGCCGGCTATCGCCTCGGCGCTGTCCGGGAAACGAAAAAGAGCCGGGGCCAGCGACAAACACACACATGTGTCTATCACTGGCCCCGGCTCTCAAAGCACTGGCCCCGACTGATGTCGATCCGATGTTCGGTTTTGCAGAAGCGGCAGAAGACGACCAGATTAGTCGCCGTCGTGTCCGGCTCGATCTTGAGCAGCTTTTTATTGCCGCGGCAGGTCGGGCACTGGAGGAACCCGTCTTTCACTGTTAGTTTAGCAGAAAAGCCTTGAGATTGCAATACTTTTCAGCACTCCTTTCCTTTTAATAACATAGGTTTCAAGCCAGAAAAAAATTATAAAAAAGATTTTCCGGTGCCCGAATCGGGCACAATCTACGACCGGCGTCTGCGGGGCCGCCGAACCTTAAGCGCGTTGTTATAAGCGTATTTGATGTACTGCCATTCGCCGCGGCTGCGGACGTCCTCGAACACTGTCGTGTCCTTCGGCACGCGCAGCGGCGCGAACTCCCGCACGGAGAAGCTCTCAACTTCCGGCTTCTTGGCGTTGCGGGTGTAGCTCCATGAGCGCTGCCCGACCTTGTCCCGTTCCTCCTTGGCCATGTACCGGGCCAAGGTCTCATAGTTCTTTTTCTTATCGACGCGCAGCGCGTTGAACTCACACTCGCCCTGCCCCCATAGCCGGAGCATCTCCTCGTAGTCGCTGCCGGTCGCGTTGCAGGCTATGTGAATGTGCCAGCGCCCCTCGCCGTGCAGATGCTCGATCGACCAGAACATGACGAGGTTCTGCCCTCGTTCCTCACGCGCCGCCCGGAGTTTGTCGAGAAACCATTTGAATTTATTCCGGACCTGCTCGCGGGTCTCCGGGAGGTGATAGTCGTCGAAGGTCAGGCACCCGACGACGTCGCCCTTGACGAGGTTTGCCGCGAGTAGCAGCTCAAGTTTCTGCCATGAATAGATAGCGTTCATCCGGCGCTGCGCTTCCGAGCTTGTCCCGGTGCGCCGCCGGCCGTTTGAGTTGCTGCCGCCTGAGCGATACGGATATATGATCTCCTTGACCAGCGGCCCGGCCGATATGATCTTTTTGCGATAAGCCATGTGCATACTCCTGACGTCCTCTGCCCCATGGCCATAGACCGCAATATCGAATTAGTAAAATAAGCTTTGCTGTGAGGAAAATGTCTCGAAACGCTTCTCCTCAAGCTCAAAATATGTTTTGTCGATTTCGCAGCCGAGGAAGTCGAAGCCGAGACTGTACGCCGCGATGCGGCTGCTGCCGGAGCCGAGGAACGGATCAAACACTCTCCCACCCACAGGGGTGCAGCATCTTAATATCCGCTGATAGAGACTGACGGGCTTGCTCGTCTCGTGGAATCGACCTTCACGGACTTGAAAGCCGCCGGCGTACTCCCATACGTTACAGTGCTCATCATCTGGCTGCCAGTAGTTCCGCAGATCCTCGTACTGCTTCCGCAGCTCCTCGTACTGCCCGAAGCCGAGCGGCTCGTAGACTGCCGTCCAGACGGCTTCCGTCGGGATCTCGAATTGATTGTCCTGAAAGTAGTGTCTGAGCATGTGCGGCTTCTTCCCCGTGACGGCTGTGTACTTTTCGGCGATGTCTTTCGGAGTCAGGCCAAGCCTCTGCATCTTCTGGCGGTACCACTCTTTCAACGGCTTATAACATTCGGGGTTGCTGTTAATATAATCGAGCCCGGTTCTGTTCCAAGAAGTGTTGCAGCCGGGGGTTGAGAACCAGTGGACAAGGTACTCGTTAACATTGAAGAAGCTTCGCAGTCCGGTGTTCTTGGCACACTCGGCGGTCTTCCAGCTTTTGGCGCGGAAATTGCGTTTGTAAAGAACGATGAAATCCCGAAGAACGAGGCCGGGCAGTGTCTGCGATTCAGCCATTATGCGGCAAAGCTGAGACATGTCGGAATGAAACATCCATAGGCTGCCCGTATCCTTGAGAATACGGCTGAACTCACGGAGCCACGCCATCACGTCGCGAACATAAGCGTCCACACTCGGCCACTTATCCCATGCCGCTTTGGCGATGTTATAGGGCGGATCAGCGACAACGACGTCAAACGCCTTGTCGGGCAGTGACCGCATGTACTCCATGCAGTCACAGTTAAGGGCTATGCTCTCGGGCATGTTTTACCTCCTGAATCATAGCCCGTGGAGTCTGGCTCACCCGGCGGAAGAATTGTTATTTACAGTTTGTACAGCTCCCTTACCGCTGCATCAGAACACCTCGCGACCTTCGCAACGCAATCGACGCACATCCAGTATCCGTGGTACTTCGTTGAAAGGCGCTTACCATCGTGATACCCTGTGTCTGGTACTGTTAGTTTGAGGACGAAGTCCATCTTGTGACAACCGGAGCAAACGCAGTTGTCCGTATCGCTGATATGGCCTCGAAACTCCACATCTGGGAGATAGTTAATGCCAGGTTTATTCATCATCCAGCGCCTCCGGGTTTGTCCCCTCGCCGTCCAAGCCGAATGTGGAGCAGTACGCTATCGGTGCGGCATACGGATGCTCTATGAGCCGGCAAGCGGGACGACTGCCAATTACCGAAAACGGCGGCTTGGTGTCATATTTGTCTTTTTCATAATAAGCCATGCAGTTGTCTGCACTGCAAAGGCCAAAGGCCTGACCATTAGTCTGACCGCTGGGGAGGCGGGTGGTTACGCGCTTAAATGGACAAAGCATTGTTAACTTCCTCCTTATCACAGTTTGTGTTGATTCCCGTCTCGCGTGACGATCTTGATATCATACCGCACCTCGCGAGGCGAATAGTACTTACCGCAGGCCGCCTTGAGCGCGGCCTCCTGCTTGGCGATGGCGTACTCGTTATCCTTGGTGTCGCGCTTCTCAAGCTCGCGGATCTCCGCGTACTTGGCATTGAACGCATCGTGGAAGCGTTTCAGCCGCTCCTCACCGAACCCGAAGCCCTCGGCGAGTGCAAGGCACACCGCATCAAGCGTCTGCTGCTCGGTGTAGGCGATCACTTTGATCGTCCATAGCTCGCGTTCGGCCTTCTGCCGGGCGAGCAATCCGCTTTTACTCAAAGGTATTCCTCCTTGGGCGATTCGAGATATCTCGGAGCAGTTTAGCCTGTGCGTCGGCAAACCTCATGCGGGCGACTTCTATAGCAAGGAGCTGGATCCTTACAGCATCAGCCGAAACCGAAGCGTCCGGCAGCACCGAGGAACCGCAGTATTCGCATCGAGCTGAGCTCGACAACGGCAGCGGTGCGCCGCAGTTAGGACAGTTTGCCATCTTTCTTCTCCGAGCTAAGGACGTCGAATGTCAATGATAACGTCTTTTCCCCAGCGTTGACCTCAAGGCCGGAGATGTAGGCCTTGCACTCCATGATGCACGGGGAGCAGGGAGCGATGAGGGGATAACGGATCAAGATCGGCGCGTCCGGAGTCAGGCCGGTCAGGTCTATCTTGTGAGGATCGTTATACATTCTGTCCACTGCCGGGAGAGCGCGCACGGCTCGTGAGCACTTGAGTACGGCGAGTTGATCGGTGCCGTCGGGGGCGGTTTCAAAAAAGACGTCGGATATTACGCGAAGCGCCTCTTTCTTGGTGATGTATTCATCCATTGATTTTTCCTCCGTTTATTATCGTGAATTTCTTCCGTGCGGCCTCTGCCCGCCGGTCGATTACCTGCCGCGCTTCCCGGTACCGTTCGCACTCGCAGCGGGTCTGGATGCGATACCGGGGGTCGGCACCGTGCCACCAGCGGCACTCGTCGCACGTAAAGCAGATATCATCTATTGCGTCGAGCTCGTCAGGATCGCGGGAGTAGGACAGTTCGCAGGAGAAAATGCAGGTGCGGCATAGGCAGTTATCACAGCTCATCGGGCGGCCAAACCTTTGGGCAGTTCTCACTTGTTCTGTCCGGCGGTAAGGGTAGTGGCATCCAGTGGGTGACAGGGCAGTCTACCGGGTTGTTGTAAACATCATCTGGCGTAAACTGTCGGTTCTCCCACCAACCCTCCGGGATAAAATAATCGTCGTTTTCTTCGCTGTATGTCTCATAGTTGTCCAGGTCGTACCAGCTCCACATGCTATCTTGCGTTAATACCGTCCCGTCCTCATAGATTGCAGGGCACACAAATCGAAATCCGTTTCTGTTGCATACAACTAAGACTTCGGTCTCGGTATCCGGCAGCTTGTCCTCCACGCTTATCCACTGTGGT